ATCATCCATCCAAGAAATTTCCTCTGGTAGAGTGTGTTTAGAAGCTAAAACGGATACATGATTACGGTTATGCGCAAGTATCTCTTCCATTTCTGAAAGCATATTATGTAAATCAGGAAGCGACATAGAATTAAGTTTTGCTATTTCTTTTATTATGAGTTGCAATCGCTGCTCATCATTTTCTTCTGTATCATAACTCTCGTCAATCCAAGGAGAGAATGTTTTGAACCCCATGTTTGTTATATATTCTAGATAATATGCACTTGCATATCCTATGAAGGGCCTTTTACTTATCAGTGCTTTGTATGTTTTTTCTGTAACAAAGGTTGCTGAAAAATCATTGTATGTGAGTTTAAATCTAGATTTCTCTGGGTGTGCTAATGTAGGCGCAAACGGAGCATGGTACGATGTAGCAGTGTCAAAATTTATAAACTCTATAGCATAATGTTTAAAGTGTGACTCAATGACAACATGGAAGCAAGCATCTTGTGTAGCGGTAATGATAAGATCATTCCATTTATCAGTAAGCCTCTCGCTATCGAAAGCATATTCGTTTAAAGTGTAGGGAACGGCGTTTAAAAATTGTTGTATTTTTTCGTGTTTGTGATATGACTTATAATCTACGTCATTCGATTCAAGCCATTTGGCATACATTCCTTGCATTTCGGAAACACTATATTTTAGGGGGGACGTGCCGCCGATATAAGGATTGCAATTCCAAAAAGTAAAATTGCAAGTGCTTGGGTCTAAAATACCTCTTTCATGCAGTCTGTAAAATAAGTCAAGCCTTTCAGCTTTAAAATTTCTGCTGAATATACTAAATTTTTTAGTTGGTGTTGGATTGCTGTCCAGTCCAATCTTGTGACAATAATTTACCCAGACAGGTTGCATGTAAGTTGTCGGTAAGGGAAACTCTCTTTTTTTAAACGCTCGGTGTAGTAGAGACTCAAAGTTTATATCAAGGCAGCCAATAAAAACTTTATGCATTTGATTTTGCATATTGTGTTTTTCAAACATAGAAATCCAATGATCTATGTCATAGTAATTATAGTAGTCGGTGACATATGATATCACTAATTTCCAATTAGGCTTTTTCTTGAATGTTTGCCAAAGATCATCGTTGATGAATTTTCTTAAAGGTATTTGATGCTGTGTTCGATCAGTCTCGTTATAAAATAGCACAACCTCAGTCTCTTCCGAAAATTTCCGGCTTGACATAAACTCAGTGATTTTAGTTTTGGGATGTGTGATATTACTGTTCACGATATAACTGCCATCTGTTAACACAAATAGAGGTTTTTCCATTATCATTTTCTCGAGGTTATATCATATGGCGCGTTAGCTTCTCTATCATACCAGTACAAACTTCTATGAGGTCTATCATCTGTGTTATATGTAGAGTTGCTAGTATAGAAAAACAATCTGAATGTTGTTCGGTGCATTTCTTCAGGGCAATCTATAGCCTTTGGATACCCATGAAACCCTCTCATGTGATCGTTCCATATGATAGCGCGATTGAAAAGGCAGTCTACACTTTTGATGCATTCCTTTTTGTCGAAATCCCAAAATTCAAATGCACCGTTGTATTCTGGTTTCCAATCAGGCGTCAGGTATATTATAAATGCACAGGCTCTATGCAGCTTTAGTTCTTCGTTCCAATTAAAGTCAGTATGTACTTTGAGCGAATCTCCGCTCCAGCTTTTAGAATACCCTGCTCCTGTGATATGCGGGTCAGGAATGAGTCCAGAGAAGCCTGTAAGATCTTCTAGCCAACGTATCCCTTCACTGCTATGTAACTGCTCTAGTAATTCTCTAGCAACAGGCATATGAGGTAACTGTATACATTCTTGCATACTACTATTATTTCTTGTAAAAGTAGTCCAGTATTCTTCGGGAATAGTCTGCGCTTCTTTATATAGCCTTAGCGCAAAGTCAACGGGGAGAAAGTTTTCTAGGACCGCAGATGGGGTAGGAAGTGTAGTTGCATACTCATTTCTTTTACCACCATGTAAGTCTGTTACATGCTTCATTATAGTCATGCAATTATTTATAAGGCAAAAAAAAGCGCACCGAAGTGCGCTCTTAAAATTGTCCTTTACGGATTCTTTTTCTTACATCAAGTTTGTAACTTTAACTCGACGGTAGTACTGATTGCGAGATGCAGTGAATGTATCAGCATCAGTTGTACCATTGGCTTGTGTTACGAACGGGTTAGCGATCATGCCGTAGCGAGTCTTGAAGCCGATCTTTGGCTGGAATGTCGCTGGGTCGATTGCGCGAACCATCTGTAAAGGAACATATGGGCAGTAGAAAATACCTGCGTCATAAGCACTAGAACCTTTGTATCCTGCAACATAGAACTGACTAGCAGAACCTGTGTTAGCGGAGTAAGGATCGATGTATACTTTGTAACGACCGTTCAATGTACCAGCAAAAGTGTTGCCAGTATCGTCAACGTTTAAGTCAGTAGACAAAGCAGGAGTATAGTCAAGAACGCCTGACATAGCCAAAGCACTTGCAACGTCTGCTGAACAGATGATGAAGTTACCTTTTCCACGTCGAGTGTCTTGTGCGATTACGTTTGCATCACGCTCGATGTTGAACAACAAGCCTTTGAAACGCTCTACAGACCAACGACCGTTAGAGTCAACGTCCAAGTCGAAAGTACCAGGAGTTGCAGTAGATGCAGCACCAGGCTTAGCGACTTTGTAGATTGTGCGAATTACTTCGCGGTTAATTTCAGCAAGAATTTCTTGAGACAAGATGTTGCTCAACTCGCCTTCTGCGTCAAGACCGTGTACTGCTTTCAAGTCTTGTGCAAGTTCTACTGTGTACTCAGCTTTCAACGCGCGGGTCTTAGCAGTAACAGTTGTCTTTTCGATGCTGAATGCCATCTCATTAAGAGTAACACTGTCACCGAAGTCCTCGCCAGTTGCTGTTGCAACGCCAGTACCTGTTGTGTAAGCACCATCTACTGGGTTAGAACCGTCATGAGCACCAGCGCCAGAGAAGTCAGTATCGGCTTCGTTGAACAGTGCTTCAGCGCCGGCCTGTGTGCCGTAGTGTGACTTCATAGCAAAGATAAGACCAGTAGGTCCAGTCATTGGCTGAACGCCAGCGACATCATATGCCATAAGGTTAGGAAGTGCGCGTCTTACCAATGAGATAAGAATCGGATCGTAGTTGTCGATTCCGCCACCAGTTACGCTGTTGCTAGGTGCTGCTTCTGAAAACAGAGCTTGCTTTTCTTCACGAAGAGCTTTCTCTTGGTTTTCCAGAATAACAGTAGTAACGGCGCGCTTGTGCGGGTCTTTAATGGCAGGCAAGTCAGCGTGTTCGAGGACAGGACTCCATTTCTGTTGTAATTGCTCTGAAAGATACATTTAAGTTTCTCCTTACTTGGTTGTGTATATAATATTATTACTATTTATAAAAAATTACTTTTTGACTGCTTTGCTAATAGACTGCGTGTATATAGCCATTGCATTGTTTTCGGTAATGAATTCTTCTTCTACCGTATCTTGCATTTTGTCTTCGGTTGTAGCCTTAACCTTAGGGAAATAATTCTCTTTGATTACAGATACTTTCTCAGCAAACATGTCTTCAGTATCAAACTCAACGTTCTCAACCAATTTAGCAAGTTTTTCGGCTTCTGTTACGGTCAGATCAGTAGACGCTTCAGTTAGTGCCTGTTGACGTTGAAGTGCTACTTTTTCAGAAACCATTGCAATTTTCTCTGCAACGTTCTCGTCCAACTTAGTCTTCAGTTCATCAATTTGAGTCTGCATTTCACCTAGTACGTCATACTTCTCAGCAGGTACTTCGATGTAATGATCTTCAAACAAGCCCTTCATGCCTTTGATAAAGTCTTCAGTAATTTCTGTCCTGAGTCCTCGCTCAATTGCAAGTTCGTTTTCCTTCATCCAATTTTCAGCAACATATGAAAGATACGCATCGATCTTCTCGACCATATCAGTACGGAACTCTTCTTCCGCTAATTTTGCTTCTTCTCGAATGTCAGATTCAATAGCGTCAATTTCTGATGCTACTCTAGCAGTTAGTACTGCTTCAAAGATAGATGCAGCTTTTACTTTGAAGTCTTCGCTTAGATGTTCTTCGTCAGCAAATAGTGAAGCGATATCATGCTCTACTAGTTCACTTTCGTCTTCAGCGGAAATTTCTTCTACTTCATCTTCAGCGATAACTTCCTGATCTTCTTCAACTTCTACTTCTTCCTCTTCGCGGACGCCAGCAGATGTTGGGTTGTTTACAACAGACGCAGAGTCTGTGCCACTGTCATAGTTTGGAGCTTGTCCAGCGCCGTTACCTTTAGGCAGTGTTGTGTCTTTGGATGCTTTTGCAGATGCAGCTTTTCCAACAGGTGAAGTTAATCCACCTTTGTCATCTGATCCTGATAAGTCTTCCTGTTCTGGATTAGCATTTGAGTCACCCTGTGTAGGGATAGTCTTGTCACCAACATCTTTCGAGTTTGGTAAACCAGCCTTTTCCTCAATGCTTTGAGCTTCTTCAACAAGGGTGTCTACTTCACCGACCTTGCCAAGGAGCTCTCTGATTTTGGATTCAACAGCCATTTAATGTCTCCTTAAAGTTTGTTAACTTGTTTATTTATATAAATTTAAATTTTGGATAACTTGTTCAAGAATGAGCTAAACACCTGAATCTTCGCTTCTTCTAGTTCACGGCTAGATGCTTTGCGAATTGTTTGTTGTGCCTGTTCCATATCCCTTGCAGTCCAGATACCGTCAACCATTACCCATTCTCTATTTTCCATAATACCTTCAACATATGCATCTGGTGCAGAAGGATCTGCTACGATGTCAGCGGCTGTTGCCAGCATAAAATCGTTTTGGACTTCATTGATTCCATTCTTTTCTTTAATGGATCCAAGCCCTCTTGAACTGACGCCTAACTGAGCGCCTGCTTCAATTAAATTAGCTGCGATTTTTCCCATTGGAGTGTCTAAAATCTTAGCTTTACCTATCCAGTTATCGCCGTCTTCTTTCAATGATACGATCATGTGTGACACGCGATCAAGATTAAGTGACGGTCCTTCTGGGTGACCAAGTTCGCCTAATGCTCTCTTCTTGTCAATACTTTCGGCGGTGTATCGTGCGACTTCATTTCGCATAACTTCTTTAGGGTATACTCTGCCGTTACGATTTTTTAAATTTGATTGTAGGAAAACGCCCTCGATGAAAAGATTCTTCTTTCCATCTTTGCTTTCTTCTAAAAAGTATTGAACGTCTTCATTTAATTCTTTGATTAATCTCATTAGCCTAGATCTCCATCAGCGCCTTGGTGTTGTTGTGAGCCGTAACCTGCAATCTTTGCTGCCTGTACAATTACTGTACCACCAGCGCCAGTGACACTAACGACAATATCAGACTCGTTCTCTCTGTTATCAGAGAAGCCGAAAAATTCTAATTTTCCTGACATGTGTAAAGTATGCAGCAAGACACTGTTTCTTGTGATAGTAGCAGTCGCACCATCACCGAGTGTCCAATAAATGGCACTAATATCTACAACCGGGGTACCTACAGTTTCTGTTGATTTTTTAAGTTCATTATTCAAACGAATTGTCTGAGCAGCAGGTGTACTGCCATCTTCAGAGACAACAGTAACACCTTGAACCTGTGTTAATTTAAGATTTGCTTGAGTAGATGCCATTTAGTTTTATCCCCTACTTCTTTTTCTTGTGATTCATATGGGAACCTTCTTCTAGCACTTCCATGCTATAAGTCTCACACGTTTCGATTCCATGTTCAAACATAACTTTATACCACCAGACGGTGCCATTTGCATCTGGTTCAGCATGCTCACCCATGATCGGCTTACCTTCACCAAACTTAGGATGCACTACTTTAGTTGCGCAATTGTGTGTCAACTTAGGATCTTCAGAGTCACCCTGCTTTGGAGGTGTAGTATCACCTTCAGTGCTAGGCGCTTGGGGGTGCGCGGCAGTTGGCTTTTCTTTAGAAGTTTTAGCAACTGGCATCGCTTCTTCTGCTGCCATCTTTGCTAGTTGCTTTTGCTTTCTAGCGGCTCGACGTTCTGCTTTTGCGCGAATATCTCCCGCATCGTCTGCGGCAGATTCTCTAAACTCGTTAAATTTTTTCATCTGATCCTTGACCCTGTTGGGGTTCCTCCGATTCTGTTTCCGGTAGTTCATCGTCCTCCACCTCTACTTGAGTTTCATCGTTATCCATCTCTGCATATTCAACGTCGGTTTCAATCGCATCGTTGTATATAGCAGCGGCTATATCTGCTTTTTTATCAGCAACTAAATCGTCAGCGCGTACATTCATGATCCCATTAAAAGAATCTTGTGCGTCTGTCAGTTCTCCGTTAGCCCACTTGTCCATCATATCTCTGATGGCATCCTGTCTAGCATCTTCTGGGCTAACTTCTAATTCGATTTCTGTTTCAACTTCACTCATTATTATCACCTTCTGGTTTTGGTTCGCTTGCAATCTGAGAATTAATCTCTGTTATTTCTTCATCACTGAGCATAAGAATTTTCTTCTGAACATACTCTCGACTGAAGAATTGTCCTACGAATGGCGCAACACCATTCAATACTTCTGTTCTACTTCTAAGAATTTCCTGATCTTTCGATTCAGTGTAGTAGGCATCTGAGGCAAACTTATATATGATTGTCTCTCTAATATCAGCCCATTCATCTTCTTTGATGACCCCTTTTAATACTAACTGAGTCTTTAACAAGTCATCAAAAAGTACACTGAACCTACGTCTTAGCTTAGAAATAAATTTAACAAACTTCAATTCATCTCTATTTATCTCGGCGCTACGACCGAAATTTAAACCTGCTTGCTGTTCTAAACGAGAGACAGGCACGTTCAAAGATTGGTATAACTTTCTTTGGAAGTACTCTATGTCGCCTGTCTCACCTAGATTTGAACCTCCAGGTAATGTCTGAATCTCTGTGCCTCTGCCACCCTCTCTTCGTGGTAACCAGAAGTCTTCAAGCATAGACATGAATTTCTTATCATCGCGGATCTCGCCAGTAGAGGCATCGTATACTAATTTGTTACGATAGCGATCCATAATATCTTTTAAGTATTGCTCTGCTTTCATTCTAGGCAGATTGCCTGTATCTACATAAAAGATTCTTCGTTCTGGTGCGCGAGTGATACGATAGATCACCGCAGCGTTTTCCATCATTCTTAACTGATTCGCTGGACGAATCGCTTTATGTAAGAATGACAAAGGAATATTTTTATCTTGATCTACTAGTCCTGATGGGCAGTATGCAATTGCATCTTTAGTAATACGCAACGCTTTGCTATCATGCAATGCATTATTTGACTGTATTTGCCCAGGCTTACTAGCAATTCCTTTATCATCGTATACAAAATATTCTTTAATTTCTTTAATGAAATTGACGCCTGTATTCGGATCCTTTTCCTTTTTAACATCTCGTATTAAACGTATTTTTCTAGGGTCGATATATCTAATATCAGTAATGCCCTGCTTTGGCTTTTGCATGTCAATCACTTTGTGAAAGTAGATTAGACCGTCAATATACCAACGTCTAAAATAATCTTGCGCTCTATTGTTAAAGTCAAACAATTTCAGCACTTCATTGAATTCATCGTGTATTGCTTTTTTTACAGCGGCAGAAACATTCACCGAATCAGTATCAACTGAGACGGGTCTCTCATCATCTAGATTTGAAATAGTGTCGTTGACGATATCTTCAATAGCAGTATCTACATCTGCCATCATAGAGATGTCACGATATCTTTTTATCAATTGCTCTTGAGTGTTTGCAACACCGTCGATGTCCAAGTAAGTGCCATAGTGTCCGCCAGCATTGCGAACGGTATCTATAGCACCGTCTTCAGAAGGAGGCACAAACGACTTTTCAGACGCGAGTGCCTTTTTCCTGTTTATTTCAAACCCAAATATTTCCATTATAATCTCCTAATCCACACTATGTATTTATCTTACATCGTAGTGGGTGTATTGGAATGTCACTGTAAATTCTTCAAGGACGTCGTTCTGTGCATATTGCAATGCGATTTCAGACATGTTGATAGGGAAAGCATTGTTTAATGTGTAAGTGCCACCTGGCAATACGTCATTGTTTCTATCCAAATGCTTCACTACTATGTCTGCTTGATATTCACTTGGTGTAAGAACACCTGTGTTATCTTCACGACCGTTCATGCCGTTCATCCATTCTTCAAAGGGTTGACGTAAAGAAAATCCTGAATCGTTAACAATCGTAATTGTCCACGGATCAAAAATTCTTTCGCCAGCTAGTTTGATCTCACGACCTCTGTACTGAATGATAGCTGGGTTTACGTTAGAAGCGGGCAATGCAGCACCCGTAACCAGAAGACTGTAAGACGGATCAACACCGCCTACATATCCTGGGAACGTTAAGTCCACTTCAAATTGATTGGGTCTCGCTCCACCAGCGCCCAATCTTGCTTTAAAATCTTCAATATTCATTGAATTGTTCTCCTGTTGATTCTATTTATTAGGCGCCTAACTCTTCAAAACTGATGCCTGTGCGTGTTGCAACAAACGTCAGAGTGATGAAGTTGATAGATTTAGCAGGCTTCAAGAAGATGTCTGCTCTGAATTGGTTTTGATCAATAACTTCAGCAGTGTTATTAGTTTCATCACACACTACTCGGAAGTCATAGACACCTCTTCGACCTTGCACATCGCGCAAGAAAGGGCTAACCAATGAACGGAACTGGGCTCTTGTGAAACCATCGTTAAATTCAAATAGTTGGAATTTAGCTGCTGTTGCAATTGCCTTTTCAACTGTAATAAACAATCTACGAACATTGATTCTGTTGAATGCGCTGTTCTTGTTAAGCAGCGTCTTGTCACCGAATAAGATGATACCTTGTCCTTGTGAACCAACTACTGGGTTGATGCCTGCTTTATAAAGCGTATCTCGGTCTGCTTTGCTTGGGCTATACGCGAGTTTAACCGCATTCTTGATAGAACCACGTGATGCGCCTGCAGGAGAGAACCAAGGATCAGCCGTTGCGTCAGCCGTAACACATGCACCAGCAATATCACCACTGCAAGGTACCCAACGATACTTGTCGTTATACTTGTCGTACATGTACTTCCAACCGCTGTCCATTGAAGCGTAAGAAGATCTTGTGTAGTTAGACAATTCAGCAACAAGTGCTGTAGTTTCACTGCCTGCGTTGTTCACTACAGATGCTGACTGCGGTGATACAAACACCATGCAGTCTTTGCGTACTTCAGCAACGTTATCAATGATAGCGTCTTGTACTATTGCACTGTGCCGACCGCCGATAAGAAGGTTTACGTCAACCAATTCATCGTTAGCAAAAAGATCGTATCCAGATGTCAACTGACCGTCACTTGGTGCAGCATCTGCGCCTGCGCTTAGAGAATTATCTAAGTCGCTGTCACTTGAAAGCAAAGTAACAAATGCTGCGTTACCTACTGTAGATGTGTCCCAATCCGTGCCATTGCTTGGTTTCGTAACAGCCCAAATCCACTTAGAACGATTGTTGATTACATCTTTGTAGAAATTAGACTGATTAGAATCATCTTTAGCGTCTGATGCTTTAGAGACGCCTGCGAATTTTTCTAGTACTGTTCCTGCACGACCTGTGATTGCGCCGTCTTCGTCGATAACAATAACGTGTATCTCATCTAGTGATGTGCTGTTATTAGCAGCGTATGCAGATGTTCCTGGAGCACTATCAAACTGATTTGCGTAAGTCCAAGCTGTAACCATTGTTGCTGTAGCCGCTGCACCGGTGCCGCCGCCGCCAGTAAATGTTATAGCAGGAGCACTTGTGTATCCTAAGCCAGCAAACGAAACGATTATCGAACCTACTGTATCGCCGGCAAGTACCGCTGTAGCTGTAGCAGTAACACCGCCAGCTGGCGCGGCGTCCACTACCACATCAGGAACAGTTGTGTAGCCTGAACCAGCAGTATCAACTGCAATAGAAGCAATAGATCCACTACTGAATGTAGTAGAGTCTGCCATTGCTACTTTGAGACTGTTACCCAAAGAACCTGGGTACTTAGCTGCAAAGACACCTACAGTCTGGGCACCGAGTGCTTCAAAAGCATCTTCGTTTTTGACTAGCAACGCGCCGCCGTTTGCAGTTGCGTTAGCAGCAGCACCCACTGTTCGTACTACTTTAAGAGCCGATCCATATGCAAGAAAACTTGCGGCTGTTAAAAAGTCTACATTTGCTGTTGTGTTTGGTTTACCGAATCTCTCTACCAGTTGATTTTCACTTGCAACTGTGATGATCTCATCTGCAGGACCCCAATTGAAGTCGCCTACAAAACCACCGATAGTGGTTGCGACTGCGGGAACTACGTTTGAGGCATCTTGTTCCTGTACGAGAACGCCAGGGGAAAGCTGAAAAGCCATATTATTCTCCTCGAATTAAGTTAGCGTTATATTATATTACTTTGTTTATTTATAAATCTAGTAATTTAGGTTCTTCAAATAACCACAAATCTCCACCCATCACTTCCATTTCCTGCTGTTGTCCATCATCAATAATTCCAAAAGGTGTCAAATCGTTTTCAATTGCCCGCATTTCTGAATTATACAGACCTTCTCTAACATTAACATTTGTCAAGTCCGAGAAAAATGTGTTGGTTGTAACCCAGCCAAACAAGACCAAGCACATTGCTAAATCATCGTTGTAACCTTCGTCAGCCTGATAAGAACCACTTCGTTCAATAAACGTTGATAGCTCTGATATAATTTCTGGGTCAAATAAAAGAAGTTTTCGTTCTTCCATCAAACTTTTGAAACTAAAACACCCCTGTCTCTTCACTGCTTTAGATGTAGTTACACCTAATCGCGCTGCTTTACCGAAGCCAGGAGTTATGTATTGTCTGTTGTTCTCTGTGACTGTTGTGAATATATTCTCATATTCATTTTCCTGATGCAGAATAGTGAGAACCTGTTGCCCAATATCATTTGCTTCTACTAGAATAAATGCATCATTATAGTCTTTACCTACTTTCTCTATAATATTTGGATATAATAACGGAGAAATCTTGTTGTGTCGATATTTACCTACGACGGTGTATGGCATCTGTGTCACATCGACAACAACAAACGCAGAGTAGTCACCACCAACGCCTCTAGCAACGTCAGCGACTAGTATGTAATAGTTATTTGCTTTCGGCTCTTCGTAAATATCTAAGCCATCTTTAGAGTATATTGGCACTTTAGCACTAAGAGATCCTAGTGTTTTGCCGTTGATAAGTGTATTAGAGGATCCTAAAAATTCACACAATACCTCTTGGTTGAATTTCAATTCACCTAATAGCTGTAACTGTTGTTCTGCCCATGCATCATCTCTGCCAGGAATCTCACTGTAATGAATGAACATGTGCTCAAACCCGTTACGCTTCTCTACAGAATCGTTCCAAAACTTCCAGAAGTGATTATAACCTAACGGCGTAGATGTCAAAAGAATCTTTGTCGTTTTACCAGCAGAAATCGTAGGATATACAGAAGTAAAAAATTGTTCTGCTACATTGTTAGGAATGATTGCAGCCTCGTCAATGTATAGCCAGTTTACAGATTTGCCTCGAATACCAGAAGCAGTTGTTGCCGCAGTGAATACTCTAGATCCGTTTTCTAAATCAACATCACCCTTGTTCCAAGTCTTTACGCCTTGTTGCATCCATATAGGCAAATTTTCATACATGATTTGATAACGAGCAAGTACTTCCATCGCCGCCTTACTTTTATTCGCCATGATAGCAACAGTCTTGCTGTCTTGAAATATAGTGTAATGAAGAATACACGCAGCCGCAGTTACTGTTTTACCTTGCTGCCTTCCTTCCATAAGAATGCAGCGTCGATTGTCCATAATAAATTTGACTTTTTCTTTCTGACAATCGTACAATTTGAATGGCTGCAACCCTGTATCTAGCGTGACAATCATACAATAGGTTTCAATAAAATATATAGGGTCTCCCATACATTTTTGATATTCTATAATCTGCTCAGGCGTCCACTCATGATTATGCCCGATTGATTTTAGATTTGGATTACCGTGGTAAGAAGTTGCTTCTTGATTAGTCAGTTGCGGAATCATGCTCAATCACTTCTTTTTTTGCACTCAATGCTTTTAACAAGTCAGAGGTGCTACCATTAAATAAAATGTTTGTTTGATTTTCTATTTTCGATGCTTGCTTAGGATCTGTGAGATCGATCTTCTGTTTCTTTTCTTGTATTTCCATAGCATCTTTTGCTTGATCAGACATCAACTTGATAGCTTGCACTGCAACCTCAAATGCTCTTGGGTTGTCGCTATTTTGCGCGACTTCTAATATACTTTGTACAGCAGATTCACTGTAAGCCATTGCGCGTTTTAAACTACTCCTAGCTTCCTGAAAATCATGTTCTAGTTGTTCGTCTTTTTTACCAACAGGAACAATAGGCCTAGAAATTTCTTCAGCCTCAGTCATTGTGCCAAAAGTTTTATCTAACGCATCAAATACTTTATTAGACATAGGTTTCATCAAACTCCTCCAAGAATCGATATGCATCATCTATTGTTTGTGACCCTGCATCTGGTCCCTCTATAGTAACTGTTGGCGCACTAACATATCCAGATCCAGCATCGTCAATAACAATGCTGCCTATCTTATCACCATCCATAACTGCGTGTGCCCTTGCGTTTCCTGTAAGAGTAACGTTAGGTTCTGTTGTATATTTTGTACCTGCATAAGTAAGCGTAATTGCGTTTACCGCATCACCTGAAATTGTAGCAGTAGCGGTTGCTCTTGCATCTTCTACACTATACGTCTGTCTGACAAATGCCCCCTGAAAGTCTGGGTTCTGATATATTGTAGAAATAGCCTCTCGTATAACACTTTGATTTGATACATAACCGTAAAAATTTAATTTCATGTTAAAATTCAAAGTCCAGATTATACTCTGTCGATCTGCAAATGTTCCAGCAGTGTTATCTTCATACGAGATACCATCTAAGACAATCTTTATGTCTCGTTTTATATCCATTTCAGGCAAATCATTCAATGTGATATTAAAATCAGGATTGAAGTATGGTAAAATTTGTTCTAATATTTGAAGCCCGTCTTCTTGGTTCTTAGCAAAGATATACAATGCAAGATTCATATCATATGGTGTTGATACGAATTGACGAGTGACATTCAATGCATCCGAGCTTATCGTCTTTCGATGTTTTTGTATCTGTGATATTTTTCTACTAGGATCATATTGCAGCCCTAGAATTTCAAATCCCATTCTAGGTAGAATAATTGCAACATCGCCTCTTGATTCTACTGTCGGTGTCTGCTCAATGCGAGTTAAGAATTTTTGTTTTGTAGAGTATGCTAAAGGCACTCTAAGATTCTGTACCGCTACATCCGATGTATTCTTTCTTTCAATATTAATACCATTGAAAATTGTGCCAAAAGCAATTATTGCTTTGCGTACATGCTCATGGTAAAACTGCTTGCCTTTAAACATCTAATTCACCAAATGGGTTTAATTCTGAGAAGTCTAAAATGTCACCTGCAGTTTCTTCATTGGTGAAATCTTGATTATCGCCTGCAACACCTGGTTTGACTGAGAAGTCTTCTTTGATTATAGCACCACCAGATTCAAGCAACAGTCTGTCACCATCTTCTTTCTGCAATTCAAACAACCGCTGATCCAATGAATTGTCATCTTCAATCTGATCAATCGCGCCAATACCTGTAGTAATCTCCTCTGAACTATATTCAAACAATTCAGCGGTTATTCTAAACGTGTAAATTTTACCTAGCTGATAGAAAGGATTCTGAAACTCTACAAACTTAATTTCAAACAGTGAACGAGTTTTGCCAAAGTAAAGTAGATCGCCTTCCATTGGTCTAGCGCCATCTTGCACAAAATCGCCACCAGTACTATTACTAACAACCAATTCATCCCATCTACGTCTCGCAAGAATGAAAGTTGCTTGGTCGCGAGTCTCCAATCCAAAGCGACTGAATAACTCACCATCGCCTTCGTAGCCAGCAACGTTTTCCATATACATTTCTAGTGGATATGCTTGTGTAAATTTAGATAGAGAATCTTCATCAAAGATTGTATCTCTATTTACAAAAGTTCTAGGCAAGTAATAGACATCGTGTCCGTAAATCTTTAAGGATTCGATTACTAGGTCTTCTACAAGTAACTGCTCACTTGTGGTACCCGATGTGTCTCCACTTTGAAAATAGAAATTTGTTGGCACGTTAGCCTACCATAAATGCGGGAGGAAGTTCGTACTTAGATTGCATTTCTTCTTCAGTCTGTTGAATTTCTGCAACCGCTTCTTGAAATATCTGATCTCCGTTGAGTATCACACCACCTGGCAATTGAATGCCGCCAAACTTTTTCATGTTCTCTCCCCACTGTCTTTTAATAAGTGCAGTAGTGTATTTCTTTAAAAACATGTCGTTATACACTTCAGCGTAATCGGTGCCTGCAATCATAGCCTGACCTTCAGCAATCACATAGTCGCCAACATCGAATGTCTTATCAAAGTCTGTGTCAATGTAAAGTCTATTAGTTTTTCGATTGAATCGTATTTGTCTTTCAGTAACGAAAATGCTTTCTAGTGTAGATAAGTGAGTTTTCACCATAGAGTAATATGTCAAGTCTGCACTGAGTAAATTGTACAAGTCATTCAATGCAAATTGATAATCAACATCAAACAAGCCGTCTGACTTGCCGCCAGTTGTCGCGCCAAACTTAAACATTCTAGTAACGCCAAGAATATTGTCACCTATAGGAATGTAGCCGTTTTCTAAGTCGCCTTTAGAGTATGCGGTAGACGAAGATGTGGTTGTAGCATATCCAGACTGATTGCCTGTAATGGTTTCAGATAAAGAAAAAGTTGCGCCACCAGGCTTTACATTATCTACGGTGATTTCTGCACCATCTGTACTGACAACAATCGCGGTTGTTCCCGAAGTACCACCAGTAACAGTTTCACCAACAGTAAAGTTGTTAGCCAAGGATGCTTGTAATGTGATCTTTGACCCTGTAAGTTTGTGTTTGATGTAGGCTCTTTCGGTACCATCAAAGTGATACTCTTGCCAAAATTGGATTGCGTCATCTACGCGATCACTTACCTGATCGTCATCCACATTGATTTCAATAACAGGAAAGCCCAGTCTGCGTAAGCTATAATCAATCAACTCTTGTCTTGATGCTAGTACAGCCATCAGTATCTCCTAGTTATTATGGATCGTAAGCGTATAGTTCTGCTCTGAGTGCAGTCAATTCCGCTTGTACATAAGCCGTAGTAGCAATCTGCGTGGTGTTTGTACCTGCAGATGCTGTTGGTGCAGCAGGAGTTCCAGTCAACGTGGGGCTTGCTAATGGAGCCTTTGCTGCCAATGCGTTTGTTGTCGTTGTCGCATAGTTCGCGTCATCACCAAGTGCTGCTGCTAATTCGTTCAGCGTATCTAATGCACCAGGAGCAGAGTCAACTAAATTCCCTACCGCAGTATCAACATAACTTCTTGTCGCAATTGTGCTAGTATCAACCGTAAGTGTACCCGACGAAATGCCTATGCCAGTACCTGCTGTCAAATATGAATCGATTTCACTGTCTACCCTAGCGTTAGTAAAGTACAGATTGGTGCTACCTTCACCAATATCATCAGTATCTCCAGTGACATTAGTTAAATCGGCAAGCAATAAAGATTTACCGCCCTGTGTTGAGCCATCATGCACTCGCAAATGGTAATCTGTGGTGCTGACGGATAGTTCTCCCTGAGCACCGGTAAACACATTATTCTGAGTAGTTGTCCCTCTTCTAAATTGTACTTGTTTAGGCATGTATCCTACTCCTATATATTACATCTATTTATAATAAATTTTAAGACCAGTTTATTGGTAGAAAATATAAAATCTACCAGTGGTGTGATTGGTGTTCAGAACAACATTTTCTGATGAAAATTTTGTTGGCCCATACTCATAAAGCGATAAATTGTTGGTATCCCTATAAGCCATAAAACTATAATCGCTTCCAGTTAGAGTGGCACCTGATGTTTCACTCCACCAATGTACTCTAAAGCTAGTAAAAAACCCAAAGTTATTTGGATTGATTGTTGTTGTAGGTGCAGGCTTAACGTTAGCACCCTCAATTGTCGAGCGAGCAACCATCGCATAATTCTCAAGATTATCTCCCCACACATACCAAACACGATTAGCTGTTGTGGCTGCTCGTACAGCTTGGAAAGCTGAGTCACTTAATATAACGTTAGTGGAATCTGAAGGAAGTGGATTACCTTCTGTAACACTGACTCCGCCAACTGGTTGCCAATCTGGTGAGTTAAACGTAGCAACCAACGTTCCGTAGGTTGGATGAGTATAATTACCTACAGAAATCGCATCTGTACCTAATGACGTAACACTGCCAGACGTACCTCCGCCTTCTGTATAGTTAGCAGTGACGGTGATAACAGCGTCCAGATCTGCTTCTACTAGTGTATATGTAGTAGCGGTGGCACCTGTAATAGCTACCCCGTCTCGATTCCACTGATAACTGATGGCACTGATGCCATCACCATCAGCCAGATTATTAGAAGCAGTTAGCGTTGAGCCTAGTATTGATTCACCATTAATAATCGCAGTGCCTGTTGTTAAGTAGTACGCCTCAGTTGGTCCTGGGCTATCATACATAAAATTCCCAACACTACTGCGTACTATCAATGTAAGCGCATCGCCAGATAAGTATACGCTGCTAAATTTAGTATACGATGAAACATCTGGTAATATTGGCACAGGATCTTGTGCCCAGGTTTCTCCTGTTTTAGTAAAGGATCGTACTATACCTGTGTTGTCATCACCGACCGCGATATTGCTACCTGATACAATTCTGTCACCTGAGTTACTCATACTGTTGTATGTAAATATATTACCGTCAGGCGAAGTTATATCAGCTTGCTGCGTCCAGGTTGCGTCTGATCGAGTGAATAAGTTAAGCGCAGTAGAAGTAAAGTCCCGTGAGATTAAGGTATTTCCATCACCCGATAACTGGAGCCCGCCACCGAAATAAACATACGGGTCCGTGCCGTCGCTTATCTTGGCCTGGAAGTTGTATGTGTGAGGCCAGGAGAAACTGCCATCTACAGCTCTGTTTCGTGTATAGATATATATGGCACCAGCGGTGGAGTCGTCGGCAGTGGCACCGATGGCGAGGGTACTTGCATCATTAGAGATCTTAACATCAGATCCATACCGGGCTCCGGCTTCTTGTTGGCCTATAGTAGAAGCCAGCAGTTTGATCTGATTGCTAAATCCCTGGCCATGGGCGGCACGTTGATAAACATAAACAGCACCAGCATCAGCGCCAGCTGCATCTTCCCACTGGGCACCGGCTATTAGAGTGTTACCATCACCAGATATACTGACTGTGCTGCCAAACTGATCACCATCCTGTTTATCACTGGCTTGTAGATACTGCGTCAGTGACCAGGATGTACCATTTCTGCTATAAACATAAGCGGCGCCCGCGTTGGCAGGAGTCTCTCTTTGCCTTCTACTGCCTACAACAATGGTATTGCCATCATCAGAGATTGCGCAACTATATCCGTAGATATCACGGTCGCCTGACAGGTTGCCACTACCCTGATATGTAGCCTGTATTGCCCAGCTTGAGCCTGTCCTAGCAAGGAACCATGCCTTTCCTGCATAATCTGCCGTGGTAGTCTGATATGCGTTAGTATAGACAGCAGTGTTGCCGTCGCCTGAAATAGCAAATGTTTCTTTAAGTGGGCCCACTGTGGTAGGCTGAATTAAAGTGCCTTCTTGTATGTAAATAGGATCCGGTAGAGGTTCTGGAGCTACCGTCGACCACATAGACTCACCCCAACTGTATGTACCTGAATGTACGCCATGAGTATTATTGTTAGCAGACAATTCATAAGTAGTAGCATCCATAGTCTGCGCTGTTACTGCATTAGTTAGCGTTGCACCGGTGGTGCCAGGAGCATATCTAAATGCATTATTATTCAGAATTAGACCTGACCCGCCAGCATAGTCGTTTGTACCATTTTCAGTAGTGTAAAAACTACAGTTGTTTAACACAGACGTGTTAACTTGACTATTGTCATACTGTAAAGCCCAGTTACCATTCGCATTGGTTTCTTGAAACACACAGTTGTAAAAGTCACCTTGGCTGTATGCCGTCGAACCGTTAAACATGCCTACAGAATAAGAGTTTGATTTTCCATTGTTGTTTCTTTTTAGAATTGCGCCATACACTGCGCTATTAGTGTTTTGTAAGTTTACCATAGCGGCATCACGTTGAGCAGTGGTAGCCGTCCACTGAAATACCACCTGTCCAGCTGCACAAAAGAAAGTTCTAGGTAAATTGCCATCGCTGAACCCAGCAGTAGTAAATTGTGGTACCTGTGGGCCTACTGTAACTGGTGTAAGATCATAAACGCCTGGCTTGATCACATACATTACAGCAGTGCCGATGGCAGCAGTCTGAGATTGAGCATAACTTAATGTCTGATAAGCAGTAGCATCAGTGTCTCCATTATTACTGTCGGACCCATTGGTGATATCAATATACTTTTTATCACCTGAAAATGAATTGATAAAGCTAGTAGCCACCGAGCCAAAATTTGGGACAAACGGGATAACCGGATCTAAGAAACGTTTTAGTGTTTTACCTGCTAGAATTTTACCTGAAAATGATGTAATACGTGGCATATATTTCGCCTTACACCGAACCGAATGCTGTTACAGTTCCGAGAACCGTCCAAGCACCAGCAAACCTAATAAGGGTAAAACTAGCAATATCAGTAGCACTCGGAGTTGACGTAGGAGCTGATGCGCCTTGCCATAAAATTGTCTGAGCCGCACCATCAATCTGAACGGCAGTGGGTAAATACCCCGTGGCTCCTTGACTAATAATTAGTGCCGCAGAGAGAGTTCTATCATCAGTAGTCGGCACATTAGTAAAGTTAGCAGTGAAATCAGCAGCTACCGAACTATGTATAAACAACGATCTAGAAGTGATGTCATGAGTAACTACACCGGTTGCACCAGTTAATGTTGTTGCTATTTCCGTAGTTGAACCAAAAGTTGTTAAAGCAGTAAATGATGTAGTAGCAGCAGGAGGTGTATATGTAAACACACCAGTTGAGTTATCATAAGCAACAGCACCGTCACCTGATGCAGGTGCAGCGGCGCCTACTGAGATATCAGTTAGTGCTATTCCTCCGCCACTGCCGATCTCAGTATAATTAGTACCGTCGTTTGTAAATGCCCAATAACCTTCGCTTTCGTCCCAAATTAACGCAACATCAGCAGCTGAGCCTCTGTTAACGCTTATACCAGCATCTTCAGTTGGAGTGCCGGATGCATCTCTGTTCAATTCGATAATGTTGTCTGCTAAACTTGTAATCTGCGAGTTAACAATAGTTTGTGTGCCACTGATTGTGACGTTGCCGTTAAACACTGCGTCATCGCTGTATGTTTTAGCACCTGCGATAGTTTGTGGACCACTGGTTCGGACCACTGTGCTGTCTGCTGTCAGGACGCCTGCACTGACGGACACACCATCGCTGCCGGTGAGATATGATGTACCATCAACATATGCTTTTACTGACTGTTGAGATGGCAATCTAGTAGCACTATTGGAAGAAAAGTTATCTTCGTCAATGAGTGCCGCGGTAATTCTTGCATCTGCTCTAGCATTTGTAAAGTATAGATTGCTTGACCCTTCACTCAATTCATCAGTGTCTGCTGCTCCAGCAGTAATACTAGCAGTAGTAACAGCGGTCACTCTACCTTTCGCATCTACTGTGACAACAGGAATAGCCGTAGAGCTACCATAACTAGCAGCGGTGACACCTGAATCAGGAGTTGATATTGTAACCGAGTCTGTGCCTACTGCAACATCAATTTGATTCGATGTGCCGTTGACTGTAAGAGGAGTATCAGTTCCTACAACAATGGTAAAAGTATTAGTACCGTCACTAACAGTCCAACCCGCTGTTGAGTTACTTAGGTCAGCCCTAGCAAATTCTATTCCACCACTAGTAGATCCGTCATGCAAATGCAATGACTTATTAGTAGTGTTTACTGTCAGTTCACCTTCTGCTCCAGTGAACGAAGACATATCTGAATTGGAACCACGTCTTAACTGTAGTTGCGTAGGCATTCTAGGTCAACCCTCCGAGATCTTCAATTTGAATAGAACCACTTGGAGTATCTAGCGCGTCAAAACTTTGACTTGTTGCTTGACCAAAAGCATCAACCGATAACGCACTGAGATCTCCATAATCTCCTATAGGGAAAACTAGATTGGGATCACTCGCAGAAAAGTTAGCAATAGTCTGGATTGCTCCAGACGAATCTCGCATGTACACTGTTTTGTCAGGTATATTTACCGCAATTTCGCCTATCGCAAGATCTGATGTACTAGGCGCTGAGTTTGCAGTGTTACTTCTTTTTGGCTTTATTATGTTCGACATCTGCTTCTACAAACTCGCTTTGTTGTGGTTCTACTTGCGCGTTGTCATACTCTGCCAATTTCTCATTTGCAATTGCAAGTTTAGATTTAAGCAGAATATTCTCTAAGTTTAAATCATTCATTTGAGATGCGAGTGCATTCACATAAGTATTTATTAATTTCTCATCCATTTCATTATCTCAAAATTGAGAGGACTGTATTGTCCTCTCTTCATAATTTTATTTATACTAATTATATTAGTAGGTTCCGCCATCAATCGTAGCCGCATTAATTGTTTTAGCAGTGTTGCTAGTCAAGAATGTGCCTACTCTCGTATCTGTGTAATACAGATTAGTAGAACCTTCGCTAATGTCATCAGTATCATGATTTGATACATCGGAAACTGTGCCTGTAACGTTACCTGTAACGTTACCTGTAACATTGCCTGTTAAGTTGCCTTCAAATGCAGCGACAAGTGTAGCGACAGTGTACCCTGTTCCTGATTTATTTACTGTTGTGCCTGGAACTGCTTGCAGTGATTTAAATAAATGCCACTTATCATCAGATGCATCTCTGAATAAACCAGAGTACAAATCTAGTGATCCAGATGTGTCGTAAAGTCCATAGAAACCTATGTCAACAGCATCAGATGAATCGTTGCCAGTTGCTAATGAAAACAGCGGATCATTTACTGCTAAGTTTGTAGTATCAACAGTAGTTGTTGATCCACTTACTGTAAGATTTCCTGATACTGTCAAGTTACCTGATACAGTTGGGTTAGTTGCAAGACCTACTGTCATTGTATCAGTAGCACTTACAACAACATCGATTTCATTTGTTGTGCCACTTACTGTTAGCGTATCACCGCCTGCAACAGACTGTGTGTTGGAACCGTCTGACAAAGTAAATGCAGTGCTGATAGCCGCAGTAGAAACCGCAGTTACAAGACCTTTAGCATTTACAGTAACAACAGGAATAGCAGTTGTGCTACCGAAGTTACCTACGTTTGAGTTTACAGTAGCCAGTGTACCAGTACCCGTTACGCCGGCAGTACCATCAAAAGATGCTGATGTATATGCTAGGTCGCCCGTAATGGCAATAGTTCTACCAGTTGCCAATGCAGTTGCAGTGTCGGCATTACCTGTAAGGTCACCAGTTACATCGCCAGTTACGTTACCTGTTACATTACCTGTAAGGTCGCCAGTTACGTCACCAGTTACATTACCTGTAATGTTACCAGTGATATCGCCGATTAAATCGCCAGTTACGTTACCTGTGATATTACCCGTTACGTTACCAGTAAGGTCACCTGTAAGGTCACCAGTTACATCGCCAGTTACGTTACCTGTAAGATCAGCTGTAATTGTTCCTGCAGAGAAATCTCCACTTGCGTCTCTCTTAACAAGCTGTAAAGCTGTGTTAGAGGAAGAGGCACCGTCTACAATATCGGTGTAATACTTACCACCAATAGCATGAATAGCAGCACCGCCGCTGTTTGTCGATTCGATGTAGAGTTTAGAGCCTACACCATCATTTGCGGTATCCATTGCATATGCAAGTTCACCTACTGCTAAGTCTGACGTAGTAGGGGCTGTTGCAGCAGACCCACGTTTAATTTGAATGGTCGAAGCCATTGTTCTCTCCTAAGTTTATTGAATTTATTATGACCCGAATGTTCCACCGTCTAACGTTGCGCCTGCATCCAATGTAGCTTGAATTGCAGTAGCTACTGCGGAACTAGTTCCGACTGATTCATCGACCTTAGTTTGCAGTGATACGGATTCCCATTTCTCAGTCTCAGCATTATAAACTAGAGTTTCCCCTGTAGCAATTACGCCATCTTCACCCTTATCTAAATTTCCTATATTGTCTTCTAACTTCGCAATTTTAATCTTGGAAGCGGCTGTTGTAGTAGCGATGATTGTACTGCCGCCGACAGAAACTCTCGCTGAATTGCTACCACCTGTAACTCGTACTTGTACTTCATTAGCCATGTTATTTCGCTACCTCTTGCTTCTGAATTACTTTGTTGCTTCTGGGGTAACTGTTACGATACCTTCAATTACTCTAAGCGTTTCAGAGTCTGCAATTGAGACTACTTCTAAATCATACACATACCTACCTGCCTTCAATGTACTGGTCTGTGTTGCAGTTAAAGATAGCGTTATTACGCCTCCAGTAACATCAGTTTTTACTGCTGTAAATGCAGTATAAGTATTAGTGTAATAACTTTTACGAATGTGTGCAGTGGGTGTGTAGTTGGTCAGGTCTTTAGCTGTTCCATCTGGATTTGTCATGTTTACCACAATAGAAAACGTGGTACCCTGATCGATTAGCAAATTGTTGATAGTAGCCATACCGCACCCTTAAAGTTTATATTATTTATAATAACACGAAACTTATGAAAACTATACTCACCCTGAAATATGGGAACAAGTACAGCGCGTCTGATGTAAACACTATTTATGACGCTACTGAGGGCGCATATAACTATGTTTGCTTGACTGACGATCCTATAGGACTTTACAGTGACATAAAAACAGTGCCCGTCGATGCTGAGTATGGTCATTGGAACAAGGTTCTAATGCTAGGTCTAAAGGATCTAGGTGACGTACTGTACTTAGATTTAGATGTCCATTTACAGCAATCAATTGTTGACATCTGGAAGCATTGTCAGTATACTGCGTCTGTCGCTTTCACATACTGGAAATCAGATACTTTTCCGACTAAGCGTTTAGAGTCTAATCCAGACCCTATGATGAGCTATCTCGGAAACTACAATTCAAGCGTTATGCTATGGCGAAGTGGTCACTGCAATCACATAGTAGATAAATTTGTAGCAGATGAAGATTACTACATGGTTAAGTATTGCGGTGGCGATGATCGATTTCTTTGGCATGAATGCGAGTTGAATGCATTGCCTAAAGGATTGATATACTCATACGTCTATGGCGCAGACTATATATATGATAACAAATCATTTGAATACCGACCTGACTATATGATCGCCTTGTTGAATGGGATTGATCGACACAAAAATGTGAGACAACGATACTATGATGCACTTTCTGTGCATGAAATGGGGTGATAAGTATTCCCCTGATTATGTAAACAATCTTTACCACATGGTCAATAGAAATTATAGTAAGAGATTTAAATTCTTTTGCTATACTGACGATGCCTCTGGATTAGAGAAAGGAATACAAGTCAGAGCGATTCCTGACATAAAGCCATTGCATCCCAAGCACTGGTTTGGCAGAGAAAATTACTGCTGGGACAGAGCAAAGTTTCTACTGTTCAATTCTCACTACTGGCTAAAAACGAAAGGACCCTTTTGCTACTTTGATTTAGACGTTGTTATTCAAAATAACATCGATGACTTTTTCGAGTTAGCAACCGCTGGTCCGCATATGGTTTACAGTAACTGGGATGACCCAGCAAATCTGAATCATAGAGCATTTAAAAATATCAAAGGCACTCCTTATAATTCTAGCGTCATGCTATGGAATAGTGATCAGTGTGAAAAAATATACAATGATGTAATTAAGAATACAGATGTTGTATTTAAAACATTCTTCAAAGGATCTGATAATTATCACTACTGGCGTGAAGAACACGTTGTGGGTAAAAACTTTTGGAAGTTTCTATCTGATGATTCTGTCTACTCTTACAATAGGGGTAGAAAATTCCCTGAAGATATTGAAGAACATCTGTACAGAGAAGATGCGCAAATATGTCTGTTCAACACAGACTTAGTTCCAGGTGATCGCGTACAATACAAGCCGCACGAATTGCAGAAAGACTATGACTTGCTGATTCACTGGCATGGTAAAGATGACTTTGAAAGATTGTGGTTACCTAAGCTGCCTGAAAACTTCTTTGATTACACTACAAAAGATCTAAAAATAATTCAAGACATGGTTGATAGAGAAGACCATGTACAAATAGCAGATAAGTTTTTATCTGAGTTCCCTAGATTCACGCGAGAATGGGGTAGATATCACAAAGACTACGACAAGATGAAAAACTGGTTGCAGTTTGAATGGTTGAAAGAACGAGCGATCACAGACCGGTATTTGAATTATGAAGCACATCAACTCATAAAAGAAAACTATGATTCTGGTGATCTTGTTTCTATGCATAAAACATTTGTCGATGCGTTTCCAGAAGATACTACTATCAAAGAAGCTGATCAGAGTATGCTATGGAACATGTCATACGAAGAGATCTGTGAGACCTTCGATACACTGTATGCATATCAACGACAAGATTGGCTAATGCAACAGTACAAAGAGAACGGACCGTCTGTTTTCTTTTGGCATGCGACTTATAATGAGCTTGCTGAGTTGTACAAAAAATACTACTTCCACAATCTGACTGAGTTGTTTTACGATGAAAGATACGAAGAAGTATTTGAGAGACTCTACAACATCATGCCTAGAGAAGAGTTGCTGCGTGTTCTGAATCAACAGGGCGATGATAATACGCTGTTTAAATATTTTCAGAGTTACGGCGAAGAGTTTAGCGACTTGTACAAAGGGCTGTATGATGAGAAGCCTGACGGTGCAATCATACAAATGTCTACTGCTAGAAATGATACGGGCAACGAATTCAACGATATCTTTATTGATGGGCAAGAAATGTCTGCAAAGAAACTCGGTGAGATATTTGATGGGTACGATGTAAATTGGATTACACTCTCATGCGAAATAGCAGAGCCTGTATTGTGCGACAATTTTACAGAGGTGTGTGAGTTCTTTAATAAGCGAAACATCCCTATAACTCTGCAAACTAGATTAAAAAATCTAGTATTAGATGTTGATGTCGCTGAAATAGTTTACCTCCCACCTGAAGAAATATCTGAAGAAGAACAGTCTGTGCAGGACACGATTGATAACAACAAGCCCGTCGATTTAGAAACTCTGCGTAAGTTCTATCACACTATAGAGACTCGCAATAGAAGAACAAAAGCAAAAGACAAAGATCCTGTTTGGTGCGATGCAAGAAAGAGTTCATACTTCTACATAAACTCTGCGGGCAATACTTTCCCATGTGCATTCATTGCAAGAGATGTCACCGAAAACAAATTATTTCCGTATCATCCTATTGACTACCCTTTCAATATGCAGTATAATGATAGTACAAAGTTTCCTATTGAAGAGATAATATATAATAGTGATATGCAAAACATAAGTGAACATTTGAAGAGAAACCCCTTGCCTATATGCAAGAAGAAGTGTGGAGATTGTAATGCGTCGTGTTAATTATGTTTGCTCTAAGTGGGGTACGAAATACGGTCCGCATTTTGTGAATCGACTTAAAAATATGGCATTCAGAAATACTTCATCTGAGTTTGAAGCGCATTTCTATTGCTATACTGATAATGCAGAGGGTTTAGATGCCGACATCAATGTTATCGATTTTCCTGATATTCCTAATATCCATCCTAAGTATTGGTTTGGTGCTGAAGATTTTAAGTATGGTATGGCTCGTTGTTGGGACAGGCCTAAGACTTTTGTTTTCAACACTCACAATTTTGCTCATGACAAGCCTACTGGTCGTTTTGTTTTTTTCGATCTCGATGTTATCATCCAACGTGACCTTACTCCTATTATAACATATAACTTGGAGCGACCTACTAAGATGAAGTCTTGGTGGCAAGATCCTAGACCAATGAATACGAGACGATTTAAACTTTCCCATGGTGCGTATACTAATGGTAGTTGCCAAGTCTGGAGTGACGATCAATGCGAACCTATTTGGAATGATGTATTAGAAAATCAAGAAAAGATATGGTTCACATTTACTGATGGTACCGACAATTATCATAGTTGGCGTTGGGGTAGATATGGCGCAGATCTCTGGGATCACTTTCCCAGCTGGATGGCATACTCTTACAATCGAGGCAGGTCGTGGGACGAAGATGATTTGAATGTAGGTATCTACAGGGACAATTGCATCGTATGTGTGTTCAATGTTGACTTACTTCCGTTTGAAGATGAAAGCAGAGGTAGCACGAAACAAGATGAATTGGTAGATCCAAATTTACTGGCACATTGGAAATGAACGAAATACGAGTTTGGAATAATCGAAACTGGCTTTGGCCTGTAGAAGATTATTTCTGCTGGAGAGACAACACACATTTCCATGCTACAATGCCGTATGATATTATTGATACGATAGGCAATGTTTCAACAGTAGTCCACGCAGGAGGTAACTGCGGCATCTATACGTCAATGTATGCATCGCTTGCAAATGAAGTTATAACATTTGAGCCAGAGCTAAACAATTTTAAATGCCTGTTGCATAATGTGTATGAAGAGAATGTGATAATGCATAACGCAGCATTGGGTGATAAGACTACTGGTGTTAGTATTTCAATAGATCCAATAAACGCTGGCGCATCTTATGTAATAGGAGAGGGGCTTATACCTCAAGTTAGACTAGATGATTATAACTATGCTCCCGACTTGTTGCATTTAGATGTAGAAGGGTACGAAGAGTATGCATTGTTAGGCGCACTTGAAACTATAGAAGAACATCGACCTGCCATTGTGCTTGAAAGAGGCAATGGTGAAGATATAATTTACGATTTAGGATATAAGAGCGTGAAAAAATTCGGTCTAGACTGGCTTTACATATGAACATTTATACTGTGAAATGGGGCAGCAAATATGTTGCTTCTCATGTAAATCAGTTACTGGATAGCTGTAAGCAGCATCTGAGTTGCCCTTTTCAATTTCATTGCATCACTGAAGATGGTGAAGGATTGTCAGAAGAAATAAATGTTATTCCCATTCCAGAGAACAATCGTATGGAAAAGTGGTGGAATAAAATGTATCTGTTTGATGATTTGATTGTCACTCAGAAAGGTGAAAAAATGTTCTTTGACTTGGATGTAATCATACAGAAAAATATTGATGTGATTGCAGAATGGGAAACGGGTGACTGCTTGACATTCGTTAAGACATGGTGGCATGACTTGGATGATTCGTATGAAAACACTCGCCACATCCCGCATAAATATACAGACTTAAACTCTAGTGTTCTACGTTGGAATGATTCACTTGATACTAGGGCAATCAAAGAATACTTTTTAAAGTATAAGAAGCAAATTTTATGGTATTATCGTGGGCTTGACAATTTCTTTTATAATAGAAGAGTAGTAAAGCAGAAACTGTTTCCAATAGGTTGGGTGTATAGTTTCAATCAGGGCTTCTTGTTTCCGCAAGATACCGAAAAACATGTCTATAGGGAATTGCCCTATATTTGTATTTTTGACTCAATGGGAAAAAGTGAAGATGTCAAATTCTAAGTTGAACAGTAACTTTCTGAATAACTATAAAAACTGGGGTGAAGCGATGCATGTGATCGAAAGACGCATGCCGCACAAGCTGACAGATTTTCGTGAATCATTGTCTAATAATAACGTCGAAGCGAGTATATGGCTCGTTGAAGAACTGAAAGAATATCTTGAGGAGCATTATCTAAAGACAGGTAACTTGCGTGTACTGATATTGAATTCTTGGCTCGGCATTCCAATGGTACCATTGTTGTGTGAGAATCTAGATATTTCACAGTTGCATTTGGTTGATATAGACGAAGAGGCAATTGAACTATCTAAGATTTTTCACAAGTACTACGCGCAAGAAAAGTTCATCAAGACTAGGCATCACAACCTAGACATCCCGTTTGAATTTGACAATCTAAACAAGATTGAAGTTGATGTTGTAGTGTGCGTTCAGACTGAACAGATGTATCCTCTCAAAGATCTACGAACAAAGAATCCGCATGCTGTGTTCGCATTGCAAAATAGCAATGTCGTAGAAGAGATGTATGGCATAAATTGTGTTGATTCAATCGATGCACTTAAAGATCAGATTGGATTGGATGAGGTGAACTACGAAGGCTCTAGACCGCAAAACTATTATGCTTGGGACGGTAAGAAAGAGTTTGAAAGGTATATGATTATCGGTCAACGAGACGGGCTGCTTTAACAACCCCCTATATCTTCCACCATCATTTCCCACATATCTTTGTCAGGAATGACCATACCAAAAGTGTGTCTAGGTGAATCAGATCCTGCGCAGTGCCAATAATGCAAATCTTCTGATTCATGCTTGCCGCCATAGTAGCCTACTTTAGCTGACCATCCAGGTGTATCATGTAATGTGATAATTTCATCTTCTCGTTTGTCATAATATTTAAACCAACCTTTGCCTCGTGGATTATAGTTGATTAGAATATTGTAACCTGGGCAATCCCAGTTGTTATGCCATCCCATGTAATCGCTTGGCATGTAGAATACATGTACAGCACTAAACTTAGCACCTAGAAACTTTACGAGTGCGTCATTAATTTCACTTGACTTTTTTCTGTGTTCGGCAGGTATATCTGGTCCCGCTTGCAAGTCTCGTATTTTAGATAACTCAGGAGGACCTTTATGTGATGCATCACTCATAACTTCTTGCAAGTATTTTCTTGCTGATGCAGTCTCTGAGTTGTGTGCTATCCAGTCTCCGTTCTTATGTACTGGTAGATTCTCATAGTCCGTATCAAAGAACCATTGCATATATGGTTCTAAGATCTCAATTAATTCTGGATTAATTTTTTCTAATATCTTCATTACGTTCTAAATCACTTTTAGGTATCGTGTAATGAAAAATCACACGTTCAGTATCTTCTAACTCTTTGTCAAAATACCCTATAACAAAATTCCATCTTGCATCAGGCTTAGGAAACTCACCTACATTTATAATGTCTTTATACTCTGTCTTGTTCAACAGATACCACATTGAGAATGTATCCCAGCGTCTAACTTCCCACGGATAAGGATCAGAGTTCCAATCAGGTTCGAGTTGTTTCATATACTGCTCGTACCAAGCATCCATTAATTTAAAAGTATGTTCATTACTCTTATAAACAAAAAGACCACAGTGCCAAATCATTTCTTCGGTATCAGAAAGTTTAGTAATCTTAGCGTTGTATGGGCGATTGCGCGTGAAGACTATATCGTGGTCATCACAGAAATCAAACACGTCCGCAATATCTTCTGATTCAATTATTGTGTCCGCGTCTATGTATAAGGTTCTATCGTATGGAGTTTTTGATAGTGCCCATAGTTTTGCTCTGATATTTTTCGGCACATCTTCTGTAATGATTGTGTCGAATATCTCATAGTCTTCTTCTTCAACCCACCATTCGTGCGTTGCTAAAGTTATCTTTGCTTCAGGATAAAAGTCTAACAGAGACTCGGCAGACTTCTTTGCTGCGTAGTAGTAAGATTTGTTTACTGAAGCGACATAGATGTAGCCGTTATTCAACATCTGCGGCATACTCTGATTGCATCAGAATAGTAGCATATGCTTGTGCCTCAATAGGAGACTTGGCTTTTCGGATAAGTTTTTTGAGTTCTTTGTTCTTGGACTTCTTGACTAAATCAATTTCAAAGATCTCTAGCTTCATGTTGAAAAGAATCTCTTGCTTTTGACGTTGGAACTTTTGTTCTTCTTGTTCTCTTCGCCTGGCTTGCTGCTTCTTTTGACCATCTTTATGGATCTGAGTTCTTTGATCTAAGCCCTCGATACCAAATTGTTCAACGATAGCATCATAGTCTTGATTGACTCCGCCTTCACTTTCAGGTCCAGCAATAACATGCGCTACTGAATACTCGCCATTGCCTTGCAGCATTTCACATACAAGATGTCTTCTCTTTTTATCCTGCCAGATAGGATTTCTATATTTTTCCATAATATAACTCCACTTGTTTTATAATTATACAATTATTTATGCGATTCGTAGGAACAGTTTCTTAGACTCTTGTGTTGAGGATGTCGCCTGAACAGTGGCACCTACATAAGTGCCAGTGAAACTTTGCGAGTAGGTGCCCGCGTATGCTTGGTTATATGTTCCAGCATAGGCACCTGAATATGCAGCAGTATATGATCCGGTAAATGCACCGGTATATGATCCCGAATATGTTCCAGCATATGCACCCGAAAAGTTCTGACTATAGCTACCAGAGTATGTACCGGCATAAGCACCAGCATAGGTGCCTGCATATGCACCAGTGAAATACCCGCCGACTGATCCCCCGTAGAATAGAGTGTACGCACCAGAATATGAACCAGTGTAGTAGCCAGTATAATAGCCTGTGTACGAACCAGTAAAGTATCCAGTATACGCACCGGTATAATAACCAGTATACGCGCCTGTAAATCCTTGTGAATAGGTTCCTGCATATGCTCGGTTATATGTTCCAATATATGAGCCTGTGTATGCAGCAGTATACGAGCCAGTGAAAGCGCCGGTGTATCCACCAGTGTAAGTTACATCAGTTATAGTTTTTAATTGGTCTGTAAGAGTCTCACCTTTCTGCTGCCAAGTTCCTGTACCTGGAGCGGAAGATACTACTTCATAAGTACCAATATTATTTGAAATAATCCTATTTCTAAATCTATTTGTCAATGATTGTAGTTCAGCATCAGTTGCCTCTACTACACCATCATCAGCAAATTTAATAAGAGTTCTGTTTGTTGCGGATGAGGGCACTGTTGTTGCAGCGGTCTTTTGCCAAAGATACTTTGTTACAGTTGTTCCATCTGTTTGAGTATCATCAACTTGCCCACGATTTACCCATGTGCCCCCTGCAGGAGCCGTTGCCGCTAACCAATATTGTCCAGCAGTATTCGCATCATCGGTTATCATTGCATCGATTAGTTCATCTATAATCTCTGAGTCGATCTCACTGTCCGTAGACTCTGCTACCTCACCGTTACTGTTTATTCTAAGCGGTGTGAATGTTTTATTGTCTGTAGCGGTACTATCGTTTTGACCAAAAGTATATACTTCTGTAGTTGTTGTGCCTACTGCTGGGTGATCTCCTACATTCTCTACTCTGACCCTATTAGTAAATGTGCCAATACTAGAAAAATTCGTAGTTAGAGATCCGTCTGCTGAAGTCACTTCAATTGAACCGACACCAGCAGTTCCTGCAAATGCAGTCGTGATTATATTTGCGGTATAATCTTTTAGTTCGGACGCAGATAGCTCTTGTAATCCTTCGATAGTATCACCTGAAGTGATATCCGCTGTCTTTATTTTTAAGGGACCAGCCATTTTTTAACCTTTTAGTTTAAGAGTGTGCCACTTGAATCATATACTGCTAATGGTCTATGCACACGCCAATCAGTAGCATCTTTACAAGAAAGTGTGTAAGAAGTATTTGCTGGCAACGTGATTGCTGCATTAGCTGAACCACCGTTAATAGTATCCGAAGAATTTGGATACAGTTTACAGTCAGTTGCCGTAGAGTTAAATACAGTTACCGTTCTTCCTGCTACTGCAACCGGAAGTTTGACACCTGTAGTATCTGCTGATACTGTGGTTACTACAGTAATAGTTTCAGCTATTTGAGTAGCGTCACCTTGAGAAGATCCCGCTGAACTTAGTGCGGGTGTCACACCGCTTTGCTCAAAGCCGCCTACAGTCAAATCGCCACTAGTTGTAACCGAAGTTACATCTAAATCAGTAAGATCTGCTGTGATTTGCTCCCAAGAAGTTGCACCAGTAGCAATTGCGTCAAACACATTACCCGGTCTGAGTACTACGGGAGCGTTTAATGAGCCACCATCGATTGATTCGCTTGTTGCGGGATATATTTTAATATCATTGGCAGTTGAATTATACACCGTCACTTTAAGGCCTGCTGCTGCATCTGGGAGCTTGACTCCTTGGTTAGCTGATGCAGATTGAACTAAGTTGTAAGTCTTAGTCAGAGCAGTTGCGTCGCCTTGTACGGTACCAGCGGCAGTTACAGATGCATTCATTCCTGCAACGAAATTGCCCGTATATGTAACGGCACCCACACTAATGTCATCAGACGCTTCATACTTATCGGTATTTAAGTTGGTAAAGTTATTGTCTACTTCTGTGTTAGTAAGTGGACTGCCTTTACCTGCTCTTGTAGTTAAGGTTGACATTTATTTTTTCCTAATTTTTCTCTATTAAAAATTTGAGTGCTTCTTTTATTGCAGTTAGTTCAGATTTCAAACTATTTATATCGGATGAAATCTCGTCTACGCGCTTAGCCTGCTTTTTTTTCATCTTATACTGTTTAAGGCCTTCGTCATCGTTACTAATAAACACACCGCCACCTTGTTGTTGATATTTATGTTCTATACTCATACTTATGCCTGTAATGCAATTCCTCGTAGGTTCTTAACTGCGGGAACCGAAGAAGAGTTTGAAGATTTCAATACAATCTTAATTGCAAAATCATTAAATCTAGTGTAAGTAATAGTAGATACTGCCGCTGTAGCTGTTGCACTTGTGCCACCACCTCCAGTTAATGTTATAGTAGGAGCACTTGCATATCCTCTACCAGGATCAGTTACTATTATACCTGTGACAGCACCACCTGAAATCTGAGCAACGCCTGTTGCCTGTTTCCAAGCACCTCCACCAGAGAACGTTACAGTAGGAGCACTTGTGTATCCTGAACCACCAGCAGTAATTGTTGTACTACTTACACGCTTAATAATGTATTCTAATACATCATTGTCAGAACCACCAAGTCCTACATTATTAGATCCTCGCAACGGAAGAGTGTAGACCGTTTCTACAAACTTATTCGGAGATGATACTGCGTCAGATGATGTTGCCATCTGTACCCAATACAAATCATCTCTAAATTTCGCGTCATCTTCTGTTGCTCTGAATTTCGCGTAGACTTCAATGCTACCTTCTACCGGTATACGTTGATCTAAGTACACGCGCATATCTTCAGATTGATTCTCTTTGTTTAATTGTACAATCTTAGAGATGTACTTACAAGTAGCATCACCACTATTTCTATCATCTTCATTTGTAGAATCATTGTTAATAACATTGGCTTCTAGTTGATATGTCGCTCTTGACAAGTCAATTACCGGTGATATAAAGTTGTTTGGTGATGTAAAGATCGCCTCAGTTTTAAAAGATTTAGCTTGCCCAGTTAACCCAGTTATTTCATTTGATCTAGAGAAAACTGCATACTCTGAGGGAGTGAATGCTTCTTCTGCTCTACCAATCTTAGTTTCTACAGTACCAGCTGCCGATGCTGCTGACCCTGTGCCGTAAAAACTGTAGTCTAATCTGCTGTTAGCAGGAGTCAAGTCTGTGAAGTTGTGGGCGATTCTATTGTATGTCTTATTGTTGATCGTGTCGATTGTTGCCTGAGAAGACCCAGTACCAACAACATCACCAACAGCAAATGACCCAGAATCAATATCTACCGTACAAGTTGTAAACTTATTCTTAAATTCAACCACACTCGCAGTGTTTGTAGTGATATTGAATGTAGCACCAGTACCACTACCATCTGTAGACGCCTGTGCAACGGCTGAACCATTTGCAGTGTAGTTTGTTCCCATCAATCCAGCTTTCACCCCGGTAATTGCACCTGAGTTTACAGTGGTAACAATCAAAGTTGCCCCTGTGCCGTTACCGAAAGAATTCAAAGTAACGACATCATCTACGACATATCCTGAACCACCGCCCGCTATCGTAACATCAAACTGGTGAATAGCATCAATGTTGCTAAAGAATCCAGTTGTGAAGTCTTTCAAAGTCCAGTAATCAAAGTCTTCGTTATTGAAGACAGCTTTCCCGCCGAGTTTACTGAAACTAGCTCTCTTTAAACTGTACTTAACATCTTCTGCTTGAATCGCGTTCCAAGTTCTATTGTTTGAAGATACAAACAAAACACCCACTGAAGAATCTCCTGCCTGTATGCGTTCTGTTGTTCCTAACTGATTCTGTCCTAATTCTGATACCCATGCTTCATATCCTGGGTCATTCGCTTGGGGCATCAACACAAAGCAATACTCTTTACCAGATCCTAAATACACTGGAGAGTCAAACGTGAACGTTGTTGCCGTTGTTGCATCTTCTGAAATGTTTACATTAGCAGCCGTCTTGAATACAGAACCGTATGGTACGATGCTGCTTCCAGGATATCCGTTAACGACTTCTCTTATTTGTAGAGTTATGCCATTAGTAGCAGATTTTGTCTTAAAGAAGACATCAATGCTGCTTGCAAATATACCATGTCCATTCGTAATGTTGAATGTCTGTGCGAGTGGGTCTGCGCCGGTCATACCGATATCACCAATTCCAATATTGAGTTGGAAGTCTGTCCAATCAAAAACAAAATCGTCCGGAAGCGTAAAGCCCGCATCCTCTGCTTCTGTTACCACCTCTACCGGCACCTCAGTAGTGGGCGGGTCAACGGGATCTGGAGTAACCGGGGGTTGCTCTGCTGCCGGCGCAACTGCGACTGGGGCACCGGGTATAGTTTCAAGCGATTCGTTAATCGTATTAGCCGTAGTGTTGGTAGTTTGATTGAGTGAAGCATTTAACCTTACACCTGTCGTAACCGATCCAACTACTCGCGAGGGCGGATTTGCTGCTTGAAAGCCCATTGTAATATTTGGTCTAACAGTACTCAAGTTGAGCCTGGAAGATTCAATTGTTGTATTTACAAATGAGGAATATTCAGACGCAGCAGATGATGTCACAAAACCATTTCTATTTTTAATATCATTACTGAGTACAATTAACTTATTGCCTACGCGATATCTGTTAGGTGGTATGCGGATCTGCGCTACTATTCTACCAGTAGAATCAGACTCTACATAGCCATTTGTCCAAACACCTGCGCTTGTAACTGCACTGTAAGAGCGTCTCTTCTGTGCTGCCGTGAGACCATCAAAGAATGCTGTTGGAATCTGTCTGACTTTCGCCGCAGTTGTTCCTGTGATTCTATCGCCTTCAAGCGCACCATCAAAAAATACATAAAATCTTGTGTTAGGCATTAACCGAGTAGCTTCAACAAAGATAGTTCGCTGTCTGATAAACTCGCTGAATGAAATGTCCCTGACTGCTGTGAATGAACCTTCTTCAAAGTCAGATAAGTTAGCGTTTGTATTTACACCAAGAATTTCCGTAAACTGCGAAATGTCTCTACTGGTAACAGTCAATTCACTGTCTATCGTTGTGGTAGTAGTATCAACATATTCGATATCTGTGGTTCGTAATACAGTGTCTGCCGTAGACTGACCATCTCTCAATGTCTGTGTTTCTGCTTCAACTTCCTGTGTAACAAAAGTAGACGAGGAACTAGATGTTGAAGTATCACTCTGAGTTGTATCAGATGCGCTACCCATTGTGATAGTGGATCTAGTTACACCTGCTGTTCCTAAGTTATCAAATGCATTTACTAGCGCAGTAGCAGAACCTTTCAGTCTGATATTTACTGGCTCAGGAGATACATCCTTATCCGAAGATGTGTCAGATGTAGGAAATACTTTCATATCGCCATTGTAATTAAATAGCAATTCACCTACGCAATTTCTTGGCTTAGATGCAGCATTGTTTTTGCTGTATTCTACTTGTGTGTATGGCAGTGTAATAAGGTTACCTGTAACTTGAACATTTGCAGATGACCCTGAATTGTACTCCAAGTCAATGCTATGCTCTAATATAGTAGGACCACCTTCGTGTAACATATCATTGATACCAAAGTTTAAGTCGGCATCGTTTACGTTCATCAGATCGTGGTTACTAAAACTATCTACAAAGAATCCATTCTTGAATCTATCTAAGCCGTTTGCATCTGGTATATTTTTACTTGCAGTTGCAGACTCTAGGAAGTTCAATGAAGCGTAGTATTCCAATCTACCAATTCGCTTTTCAATCGCTGCAATATCTTGCATTGTAAAACGTCTGTTTTGTTTTACGTCAATTCGGCATGCTAAATCAAGTCTAGATTGTTTCTTAGCTAATGAATACGGAAGTGATGGATAAGGCGGAATGACCAAATCTGCAATCAACATGCTACCAGGATTAAAGATAGGTGCTGTTGGATTAGGAGCAGGACGCCCCTCAACGTTAGTAATGTTACCATCATCTGACATCAAAATTCTATCAACTCTTCCCTCCCAGTATTCGCCGTCAGTTGCATAAGTCTCCCTAGGCATTGGAAATTGATACCCACCGCTGACTGTTCTGATATCATTTCCAATTGCAGGGTTTTCAGTAGCTCCCCCAATGGTGCTAGAATCAGCTGCCGTGTTATCAATGTATGGTCTGAAATCGATTGCATCTCGTAGATCTACTCTTCGCTTTCCTCGCAATGTGTGCATAGGAATTTGATATGTGTAGAACGAAGGAGTGACCGCAGTCAATTCATCTGCTGGATACGAGTCTACTACAAAGTATGTTGATTGACTTGCAGCGTAGTTGGGCTCCAAGTAGCTTAACTTAACAAGAATACTTTTGCTTGATGTGTCTAAGTTGCCAGTCTTGATCAATTGTGAGTGTGTATACAGGTTATCAGTCTGACCAGTAGTCGATTTGAATAATTCTTTGTAATCTGTTGTAGTATCATCGTATGAGCTACCAACAAAAACACCTTCAATATCGTATACGTTGCAGATACCTAAGTTCCAAGGACCTGTTGAACCACCTGCGTTTGTTGCAGTATCGATCTTCACATACTTGCTCTTATTAGCAGTAAGAGGTACTGGGGTAGTATCAGTCTGTTTTACTTTAATATAAAACTTTGCGTCCGCAGTGTTACTTAATGTTGTGCCGATATCTAAAGCGATAGCTGTTGCAGATGTACTTGTAAAATGCGATGATTGCAAATCAAAAATCTGACCAGCAGCATATGCTGTTCCATCAACAGTAACTGCCTCTTTAAACACCATGATGAATTCATCATCAATTTGTGTCTGAGACGGTGTCGATGAATATGGGAACGTTTCTGTACCGCTCACACTTAGAGTAGAGGTGCCATTAGTAGCAAAAGTCACAGTAAATTCTTTCTGGAATGTGAAATTGTTGTCGTATGTGTTGATAGGGTCAACTTCAATTGTCTTCATTGCCCTTGCTGGCATTGGGAACAACATTTGATTCTGCAATTGATTGAAGATTAACGGAGAGCCACTGTTGTTGTCAAACAACACATCGCCCGCACCATTAAAGTTGCTTGTAGCTGAATCAAAGTAAACCGATTTAATGTTCGCTAAAGCACCGCCGCTCATATTGATGCTGTATAAGTACAAGCGATATACTGCTTCAGGTGCGCCTGGTGTGCCACTTTCTCTTGTGATATGTCGCACTCTAGCACTACCAATAATATTACTTGGGGCTGCAACCGCTCCATATGTGTTTGCTCTACTAGAACCTGTAGTTAACACATCGAAAGTAAGCGATGCGCCGCCGCCAGAACCCAATCTGCTGTCAGGCACAGTGATAGTTTCATCAACTATGAAGCCACTACCACCTTCAATTATTTGTACTGTAGCCGCACCAGCAGCACTGATAGTGATCAAGAATTTTGCATCAATACCACTATTCTGTGTTGTGTATGCGCCAGGCTCAATTAAATAAGTGCCTTTTAATCTTAGAGTATCTGCGGCTGAGATTGTGTCAACAGTAAGAACACCATCAGTGTTCATGTTTGCATCTAGTGCAGCATCACCAAAATTTATCTGACTTCCTGTAGAAATGTCCCATTCACCTGCAAGGTTGTTTACGCGAATATAGTTTCCGTAAACAGTTGATGTTGTAATAGACTCTTGCAGTATGAAGTCCTTACCTTTTCTAACCTTCAAGTAAGTAGGAGCGATAAGTTCATGTGTTCTTCCGCGAACAACCGCTTTACCATCTGCAACACCTACAGCAATGTGTGAAGCTGATCCACCTCTAGCTGTTTCAAGTAAGCCGTCATTTTCAGCGGTTAGATCGTTTAAATGCTCTCTTACAGAGACTTGAAAGTTTTTGCTTGTGTAATGTCCACTTTCTAAATATGTCCTTTCTGCTAATCTGTCGCCGATCAAGTTGTAGATAGACAAGTCATCTTCTACAACAGATGTAGATTTTTTACCGTCTACAATGCGAGAAAGACTTACAAAAGTATCCTCGATTGTATCAGTATCAGATCTGAACACCAGTTCAGTGTAGACCTTATATCTGTCTGCACCAGGAGCACTGAAGTTGAATGTGCCAGATGCTGGATCTAACAGCGTGTTGTCATCACCTGAGTTGACGATTGCTTCTTTAATTAATACACCGACAAATCCATTAACTGGGTCACCAAATTTACTAACTAGAACGTCTTGCGTTGCATGCTCAATGAACTTACCGCCGAAATATATTAGCCCAGCGTCAACCGAAAAGTGTGTAGAGTCGCCTCTGAAATGCTTTGCGCGTTCTAGGCTTTTGTTTGAATCAACGACAAAGGTATCGCCATTTCGACCACCATCAGATGATGATACGGTAAGCACTTCACTAGCACCGAATCGCGTTTCAGTTGTAGATGAGGAACCTTCTACATATGCTAAGTACAAGGTCTTTTTCAAAGAGACATCTGTATCGTCACCAGTCAAAACTTTTTTGATTACAGCTTTTACGCCGCTTGTGCCGCCGGTAACAGTGTCGCCAATATAGTCTGCTAAAGTAGAATTTGAAACTGCAACAGAGCTATTGTCCAAATCGTCAATCTTTACGAATGGATATTTTTGCAGAACGTCTTTGCAGCCGAGTACAGGAGAACCGTCAACAAATATATGCTCACCAAAACGAGCAATTTGATTCTGTAAGATACTCTGTAGTTGAGTTAATTCTCTTGCTTGTACAGCGAATCCAGGCTTAAAAAGAATTCGGTTAAAATTCTTGGTAGCGTCAAAGTCGTCATAATATGGACCTGTGTTTAGATTCAATGCCATTTTTTCTTCGCCTTAAAAATTGAATATTACTTTTACAGTTTCGACTTGATCTGCGTCTCTAGTAATAGGTTTTCGGTTGTCAATGTACATCACATCGCCTGAGTGTACTGACATCTCTGGACTTGTCAAACTATTTATAGTCATTCCGGTAACGCCCGTATTTACGTTATTGAAAGAGCCGCCTACAGTTATACCTGGGAGAATCTCTTGTAAATATACTGTTTCGATGGTACCGTCATTATTTGTATCTAGTTTCTGAATGACCCTAAATCTACCACCACTATCAACAGTAATTATGTCATCTAGATTATACGAAGATGGATTTGATACTGTTATAATAAAACACGGGGTGCCGGTAGACAATGTGAACAATGCATCTTCAGCATAATTTTGTATATTCTTGATCAGACCAATCTGTCTGAATTCGTTACCAATAATGATATCATCATTCGTGCTTGTCAATGAAGTTGTAATACCTACATTGCTTGCGAATAATTCTTTGGGAGGATTTCCCCCATGACCTTCGTATGGGCCTACAATAGCTCGCAGTGTGCAGCCTGTACCACTGCCTACCGTCTGCGTTAAAGTTAAAGTAGCAAATGTATACCCCGAGCCTGGATTCGTCACGTTGACTCCTGTGACTGTTCCTGCTGCATCTACTGTAGCACTTCCAGTTGCGCCAGTGCCATCGCCGTTAATCAATACGACTACATCTCCTTGGATGTAATCTTGACCGCCGGCAGTGACCAGTACTCTATCAAGCGTTCCGGAGACCGCAGTTGACTCTACTGCTTGTTGCAATGAAGGTGTTTCAGTAGATCCTAAAACCGCAGTAGCTGTTGCGCCTGTACCATCTGTACTTGTAATATTTACAATCGCAAACGAATACCCCGTTCCCGCTGATGTTATAGTTATCGCTGACACCGCGTCGCCGGTAATAGTTGCAGTTGCTGTTGCTCCAGTGCCGTCACCAGTAACAACAACCGTTGCATTAGTGTAGCTAGAACCGCCGGCAGTGACTGATATTGAATCAATTTCACCGTTAACATCAAATGCAGGATTACCTGTTCCCGCAACCTTTCTTACGGGCATAAACGCAGACGATAAAAATTTAGTTCTGTCTGCCGCGCCTATTTGATACATGAATTTCCAAACGTATCCGTCGCTCAATTCAAATATTTCTGTGCCTGTTGCTGTAGGTTCAACGGTACTAGCTGAATTGCCGTTATTATTCAGACATTTGTATACGTTGAAATCATCTGTCATCACATAGAAATTAGCGTCTGCTAAATTGGTAGCACCTGAATTCGATTGATATGCAGATGAATAACTGTCATCATATTGATCGTACACCGTGCCTGTAACCCAATCGTATCTCTTAGTCAAAAGAACCGTATCCGCTGCCCCGATTTTTTTCACAAAAAGCATATCACGCTTATATTGCTGCATATATGCCTGTGAGTCTACCGGTGTTTCTGGCAAGGCATCGTCATCCCAGGCTTGTGCCCGGGATGCGAAAACATAAAAATAATCGTTTACGTTATGTATATCTCTAAAAAAAGATCTAGCTAACTGTTGACGACCGGTTCTTCTAACTAAGATTGTCATTCTAACTCCTATTAGGTGTCAGAAACAGTGACAGTCCACGTGATCTTCAACGTATCATCAGCGCCTTTATTGACCACTGAAAACACTGTCCTACATAGAAGGGTGCCACCTGAAGCAGCGTTAAGTACACCCGCTTCTACAATTGCGCCAGTACCAGTACCTGCAGGAAAGTCACCAATATATTCGATGGCATTCGATGTTACAGTAGTGCTTGTGAGCGCCACTCTTGAAGCAGCAATAGCTGCACCCAAAGCAGTGTCGCCAGCAGCGGCTGCTGTATTGTCGGTGCCAACTTCCATATGAGACATAGCAGTTGCACTTGCATCTTTCATTCTAGATGCGATGTAATCTAGGCCAGTGTCAACAACAAGGTTGCTCACTACTTGCTCATCTTTGATCGTACCTTCAGGCGAGATAAGTTGTAATTTAACTTGACCTTGCGCTCTGGTTTTTTCTAAGTTAAACATTTTTGGTTGTTCTCCGTTTTCGTAAAATGTTATTTAGTTATTTATACAGTTAAAAAGTAGTAGATGATACTCCTGAGTAACTTTCTACATAGTCCTCAGCAAAATAGTCCCCAGCGTAATTTTGCATATAAATCGTTCCAGCATCAGAAACTTCATAGTTGTCTGCTTTAGTTGCTACAAAAAGCAATATTGCAGGATCTACAAAGTCTGCTGTATCAGCAAGCGGTTTGCCTACATCGAATGAATCCAATGCATCGCCAGTTGTTGGGTTCTCAGTCTTTATTAAGTTTGGCTGCAATGAAGGAGCGTCTTGTATTTCAAGCTGCTCTGCTTTAACCAAACCAATTGCAAATATAGCTGCGTCTTGTGTAAACGGATCTTCTGTTGGATTTCTAAGAATCTGTAATAGTGTATCAAAGGTTTCTGAGAAAGTTATGGATTCTGTGATATTGTTCTTGTTAAATGCTTTCCCAACTACTTCAGGTAAATCAACAGTTTCTGTCTTATTTAGTTCGACATCAAAATCAACATTTGTGTCGTCCATCTCAGCCGTTTCTGTCTTCACTAGTCCAGGCTCAAGAATAGCCTCATCATCCTGTGTCGCAAAAGTATCAGAGACTGGTCGAGAAAAACTCAGTATTACTAACTCTTGAGTCACCGGCGTCTCAATAGTAGGCGTGACATACAAAGCATACGCTGTCGGTCTAATATTGAAACTAAGTCCAACGTTAACATCGTGCAAGATTTGTAAATCAGAAAATGCAACCATGCCTGAAGGATTTGCAATTCTATCTAATATCTCACCCCACACACCTTTAGGCTGTGACGATTGTATCTGATATGAATAAGATTGATAGATTTTATTATCTTGTAAGCGGTTTGCGTCAGACAAAAATCCTTGTGAATTTTTAAATTGACCAGGGAACGTGTGCGCGAAGCCTGTTGTACAAGTGATAACAGCACTTTCACCATTCCCGCTGTTGCAAGTAAAATCAAATGTCTGTCTTTGAAATAATACACCTGTTGCAATGATATCAAATGTTAACGGATAATTGGATGTATCAATTGTACTGATTCGTATATATGCATTATTATCCACACCTGTTAGGGTGTAATCTTCAGAGAAATAATCAATAGCGTATTCACCCAATACATTGCCAGCTTCAGCTACCTTGAATACTTGACCAATTTTAAACCCACCGTCCGCAGCACCGGTATTACTTTTTAGAGCAGTTGCATTTAATACTCTAACTAAGAATGCTCTTTTGTTTTCTATTTGATCCAGAGTCTCATTTTCAAATGAAATATATGAACGATAAGGTGTAGTATCCAATACTAAAGTTGGTGCAGTATTATAACCAAGACCTTCTTCAGATATTACAATGCTTGAAATAACGTTGCTAGTAAGTCGAGTTTCAATAGTAGCGACAGTTGTTATTGTATCAGTAGGATCCGCTAGTACAATGACATCAGGATTTGCGCTGTAACCTTGACCTGCATCAGCAATTGTTACACTTTTAATTGCACCTTCTGTAATAGTAGCAACATTAAACGTCAGTGCAGCACCGCCGCCGCCTCCCAATATAGCATCAGGAATAGTGATAGTCTCCCCTGGTGCATAGTCAATGCCAACAGTATCTACTGTAATAGTAGCAGCACCGGATCCATTAACTACTACTGTAAATTGTGCGCCAGTTCCATTGCCCGATGTAGTAAACCCAGTATCGATATCATAACTGCCGGCAGCTCTGAGAACGTCTGCTGCACCAATTGTACCAACAGTTGCAATCTTACCACCGATGACAGCAGTTAGTTCTCCTAACACACCAGGTCCAGGTATTGCGGTATCTGCGACTAAATCCAAGTCCAATTCATACGTTGCTGGATTAGTAAATGCAATCTTTTTAGCCTGCGTGATTGCAGTTGTAAATTTCTTTCTTACTGTTATAGATGCGGTAGATTCGTAATAATGAATATCTACCTTTCTTGCCTGAAGATCTAGAGGATTGTAATCAGTTGCCCTCTCGTCGTTCTCCGTTACCTTAATTGCAAGTTTCTTAGACCAAATACCATCAGAAGGTCGAAGCACATACTCAGAAGGTTTAAATACTTCTACTTCTTCCCCATACATCATTCTGAAAAAAGTCTTTATGCTTTCAGATGATCCTTTAGATGTGTAAAAATCACGAATACGTTTAATCAACAAACGAGTATCAATTTCTTTACTGTCAGGGAAGTCTAGTGCATATTGCTGCAACAATGTTTCTAAGAAATCACCATGATAATGTGATACACTAAATCGGTCTAATAATTCTTGCAATACATAATTTGGTGACTGTGACGATGCACCTATTGCAGTAGTGACATCTGAATCTGCATCTAAGAATGAGAAATAAGTTGTAATGAAATTAGAGAATTTTGGATACTCATCTCGTATCCATTCAGGTATCTGGTATTCTGAGATATAAGAAAAATTTTGGTGAAAGTATAATTGTGGTCTATTCAGATAAAAAATAGAAGGTGTTAATACTGCGCCTGATCCACTAGCTATAGTCGCTGCTGTGAGTATTATATCAGCCGCTGATCCATCACCACCAACAGAAGTGTCTGCGATTGTGATCGTGTCGCCTTCTGCGTATCCTGTTCCCGCAGCAGTGACAGTTGCACCAGTAACTTGACCACTAGCATTTACTACTATTCTAAACTGCGCACCGGTACCTATTCCTGAAGAGCTTACTTGGCCAACATTATTAAAAGTTCCCGTGCCTCTGTTAGAATCATCTTGTGCTGTAAACGAGACAGTAGATAGTATGCCTACAAGTTTTACTGTGGGTGTAACATCATACCCATCACCTGCTTCAGTTATGGTTACTACTTCTACTGCACCGTTTGAAATAGCAACCGTTGCCACTGCCTGGACTTTATCTTGCCCTGTATTACTAGCTGTTGGCGCGCTTATAAAAATACTGGGTGGATTAACACTGCTATAATTACTTCCCGCAGAAGTGATTACTATGGATTCAATATACTGCTTAAAGTTTGGTCCTGTTCTAGACATTAGTAATCAGACACCCTAGCAGTTGCGTTGACCGTCACCCCAGAAAACACGTTGTTGGGTATATCTCCCGTAGTGTTATCTAAAACCAGTATGACGTTCTTAGATGGTTGTGGCATAACGGCAGACCCAGAAGATGACTCCACTGTAGTTGAAACTAGTATTTGAGTTTTGATATCTTTCGATGTTTCATGTGGGGTTACTGTCACGCTCAGTGTTGTATTGTTCGTTCCTGAGATAGCTGTAATCTTTGTGCCGTTTAAAATAACAAGACCTGTGTCATAATTAACAGTGCCTGCATTTGCGACAACCTTGGTGTCACCCGATATTGTTTTCAGCGCAATTGTTCCGCTACCATTGTATGCAGGAGCAACAACAGTCGCGTCTGGCACATCAACCAGTTTAACTTCATAAACTTTACCATTGACATCTACACTGAAATTGTTGCTGTTCAATGCATAAGGATTGATCTTATTATTAAAGTCAAATTGATATTTTGTTGATATGTTCAAAGCAGGAGTTGCTGTCTTTTTCAGTCTAAGCGCAATATTCGCGCCAATAATTGAATTGTCGGCTTTAACAAGTGCAGTAGCCAATGATGAATAATAGAAATTAGTATCTAGGGTGTTTAGTGTAGTATCAAAGAAATTAGTGATTTCATCGTCTACAATGGTTGCTATCTCACCTGATGTTGATGTAGTTCTCTTTGAGTCATAATCAACATTCACATCCATACCGATGCTTGTAAACTCTGGATCTACAAATTCGGTCAACAAGGAGATGGGCTGTCTAGGCTCAATAAAATCTTTTAAGATTCTGTCCTTATCAACGTCTGTGATAATGAAACCATCTTTTGCTTGCAATGAAACAAATACTTTGCCGTAAATTGGGGGAACGTTTCTTTCTCCGCCCCACACAGCAACCGATTTTACATTTGGGTTGTTGTCTAGTATCAAACTTTGATAATCGTTTGATGTGATTGCTCTATTCTTTGTAGCATTAAATCTCGGAGCACTAAAACGTATGCTATCCGTAGACTCTTGTGATGCACCACCAGATGCCTGAGATACTAAAGTTATCGTAGTGGTTGAGCCAGAACCCGTAAGACCTGATGGGGGTTGAAAGACTTTTGCTCCGTTACCAGCTTCAGCGTTTGTTGCAATATAATCAACTCTAACAACGTTGCCTACTGTTAACTTATTACCAATATTACCATCACCAAATATTACTTGATAGTAACCATTCAGAGCCTCTTCAATAAAAAATACTTTACTGTCGCCTTTAACTGAAATGATGTTATCAGAAAAATTGTATGTTGTCAATGTAACATCAGTCAACGAGGCTTGCACACGCACTCTTGTTGTTGTAGTGTCTACATCAGGATTCGCCATCAGCACTGGTCCCTGTACACTAGTATTTTCTACCAGTTCAGAGTTTATTACTCTTGACCCTTCTATAATCTCAACATTTGTGAACGAGAATACTTCTACACCATTTAATAAAGACCTATCTGCAACATAATCTTCTTTCGGGTAATAGTTTAATGTTTTACCGTCAACAGAACTTTTAAAAATAGAATCTCTTGATAGTGTAAAATTGCTACCAACGTATGAGGAAGATGGTACAATAGTTACATTTATGATAGCTCTTGCTGCTCTAGCTGACCTTGCTGTGTATCCCATAGTCTTAGCAATAGATGCTACTGAATTCCTCTTTACCGCAGAATCTAGAAATGCTTCATTAGCTGTCATGTGTGCCAACATAGCATTGTAGTGTGTGTTGTATGACAGCAGATCAATCAACACAGCCATACCAGAGGCTTCAAAATCATAGTCTTGAAACTCGGTTTGATCTTGCAGGTACAATTTTAGATTGTTTTTAATACCTTCAAAATCTAGTTCTGTTAAACTTCGTGTTGCCATGTTTGATCTCTTTTGATTTTATTTATGCACTAAAAAATTATCTAACTCTCTTCAGAGAGGTGCTAAATGTCTGTGGTGCTGACACACCCAAAACATGAAAGTCAAGTTGTATCTTATACAAATTATTGTTAAAGTCAGGGTAAACTATTACTTGGTCGATCCTAACTCTCGGCTCGTAATTTGATATAGTTTCATCGATTATATTAGCAATTGCACTCGCTGTAATGTTGTCCATTGGTTCAAACAACAACCCTGCAATAGGCGACCCATAATTTGGTGCAAATGGCTTAGAATAAAAAGGGGTAAGCATTATATTTTTTAACGCTTGCTTCACTGCTTCAACATTAGTTTTTTTGTAGATATCCTGAGTTACAGGATTTGCTGCAAAATCCATATCTATATCTGAGTATATTCTTGCTGTAGCCATAATAGTTATTTATATGTCCTTTAGTTGCCGGATACGGTATCTACTGTACTTTCTACAGTGTCTAAGCCTTCTTGTACTTTATCTAATATATCACCAAATAAATTGTCGCCAGCACCTTCTTTCAACGCGCCAAACGGGTTGCCGCCTTTGAGTGCGTCTAATGAGATGTTTCGTTTTCTAGCGAATCTAGGCACGCCATTCATTCTAAATGCTTGTCCAGGTTCTTCGCTCACAGTGAATCCTTGTTTATCTGGGTCCAACTCTACCTCGACTTCTACATTCCTAGCAGCGTCTTTGAAGTTGCCAACTACATCTGGGAATTTACCTTCTGCTGCAATACGCTTTACATTGATTTCTGGCATCGATAATGGAATGCCTTTCAGTACAAACTCACCACCAATGTTTTGTATGTTAGGAACAATCTCACATATCTTGTCAAGATCATTTCCTGCTTCGTTTAAAATGCCTACGATATTATCAATATCAACATCTAAATCGCCGTATTTGTCTTTAAGATTCTTCAAATATAATGCAGAACCTACAACACCTGCTGCGACACCAGCATATTCATCAACAAAGCCTTTTATATCAGCCGGCAGTCCTGGAATCACACCGCCTAGTGCATCAAGAGGATTTGCCAAGAGTTGATTTAAAAGTTGTATCTTTGACTGCAACGAAGTCAGCAATTGCGCTTCCACGTATCCTGGAATGGATGCGATTTTAAACGGTAACGCTACTAATGCAGTATCTGCAATAGTGAGTAATTGCTCAACGTTAGCTGATAAATCCTTTACAAGTTCTGCGGGACCACAAGACATTTAAAACTCCTTATTAAAATGAGACTGGGGGTGTTGTTCCGCCAGCTG